GTGTCGCACTTTACTATGATAAAGAACTATCCTGTTCAAGGGTTTGCTACAGGAGATGTCGTACCGGTTGTGTTAATAGAACTAGATCGTCTATTACATCCCATGCAATCTTGTTTAGTTAATAGTGTTCACGATAGTATGGTAATTGACACACACCCTGATGAAATAAATGATGTACTAAACATAATTAATTTGATTAACACTAATTTAAATGATATGATTCAAAAACAGTATAACATAAAAGTAAACGTACCTTTATTATTAGAATCAAAAATAGGAGACAACTGGCTTGACACAAAGGACGTTTAATGATATAACTCTAACTCTGAAACTTTTTACATAGGAAAGGTAAAAATTATGGAAAATGCAGTAGCACTTAAAGTAGACAATATGAACTTGTCAGATGCTATGGGTTTCTCAAGCCCTACAACACAGTCACAGTCTAGTCTACGTAGGATTACAGGCACAGTGATACAAGAAGTCGTTGAAGGTAAGGTAGCTTCTTCACCTGTATTTAAAATCACAAGCGAAGATGATGTAGTCTATGCTAGAGAAGTAGAAGTAAGACTATTCGCAGAGCGTCAAAAGTGGCAACGTTGGGATAGTGAGAACAAGACTATGCAGAAGTCAGTAATGTCTAACTCACTAAACGTTGACTTGAAAGATACGCTTGGCACGTTTAATCTTGGTAGACCGTCAGGTTACATCAAGGACTTCCAAGCTTTGCCCAAAGATCAACAGGACTTAATACGCAGTGTAAGCCGTGTCAAAGTTATGATGGGTAAAGCTAAACTAATTGACCCCTTCTACGAAGGTGGCGATCTAGTGACAGGATATGATGAAGAGTTTGACTTTGTTATGGATGTCAAGAACAGGGATAGTCTTAAGTATATTGACACTACAGTAGGCAAACTAATCAAGAAAAAGATTAATCCTGCAGAACACACCATAGCTTTACTTGGTGAGACACGCAGCTTACCTAATGGTAATCCGTATATGGTAACTAACGCTTCACTTAGTGAGTTCGTTGGCTTGTCTGACGGTGACAATGAAACACTACAGAACTTCTTGGACTACATTGACTCTAGTAATGAATACGTTATTAGCAAGTGGGCAGAGAATAATGTAGAGACTATATCACAAAAAGAACAAGATATAGTTACCAACATAGTAGATGTGGAGGACTTTGACCAGTGAACCACCCTGCTGAACTAGCACTACATCAGTATCTTAGGAACGCCATTGATGGTAAGTCTAAGATGTCTAAAGATATCATTGAAAAAATAAAAGATGATATTGGTGCTGCTCTCGAAAAACAATTCAACACTGTTGAAGAGAAGCGAGAGTTTAAACTTAGGATGTCCAACGTTGGGCGTCCAAAGTGTCAGCTATGGTTCGAGAAGAATGATCCCGATCATCAGGAGCCTCTGCCTACGTCATTTAAAGTCAACATGATATTTGGTGACATGGTAGAGGCTCTACTAAAAGGATTGCTTAGAGCATCTGGTGTGCAGTTTGGCGATAACGAAAAGGTATCACTGCCACTCAACGATAAAGAAGAACTCTCTGGTGAGTATGACATGTTACTAGACGATAAGATAGATGATGTTAAATCTGCTAGTGCTTGGTCTTACGATAACAAGTTTGTTGACTTCTATACGTTAGAGAGCAGTGACACTTTTGGTTACGTGCCACAGCTTGTAGGCTACGCCACAGCAGCTAACAAAAAAGTTGGAGGTTGGTGGGTTGTAAATAAAAACAACGGTAGTTTTAAGTATGTGTCTGCAACAGAAGTAGACAAGGACAGAGTGCTACAAAAGATAAAGGATGTACACACCTACCTTGAAAGCAACGCACCGTTTGAGAGATGCTTTACAGACGAGCCAGAGGTATACAGAGGTAAGGCTAGTGGTAATTATAAGTTACCTAAAGACTGCACCTTCTGTAACCACAAAATAAAATGCTGGCCTAATCTAAAGAGTTTACCATCAAAGGTATACAGTGGTAAGAAAACACCACCAACCGTACATTACACAAAACTAAGAGGTGAATATTAATGACTACAGTAACAATAAATGACAAAGACTACGAAACAGATGACATGTCTGACAGCCAAAAAGAAACAGTTAAACTGTTGCAGCAGAACCTGGTGTCTGTAAATATGCTAGAGCACTGGCTACAGTGTGTTAAGTTTGTGGGAGAGATAAAGACACGAGAACTTGAAAAGTCTCTCACTGATGAAACAGAGAAAGAGGAGTAGCTTTCGTAGGTATCGCAGTGGTTTAGAAAATGAAATCGCTGAGTATCTAAAAGATAACCAATCTAAAGTCAGGTATGAACGTTTAAAAATAGAGTGGGAAGACTTACGCTACAGAACGTACACGCCTGACTTTATTTTAGATAATGGTATTATAATAGAAACTAAAGGCATCTTTGATTCAGAAGACAGACGTAAACATCTAGCCATACAAGAGCAACATCCAGAGCTAGACATACGGTTTGTCTTCAGTAACAGCAAAGCAAAGTTGTACAAAGGTGCAAAGTCTAGGTACTGTGAATGGTGTGATAAACATGAGTTCAAGTGGGGTCATCGTATCATACCTGAAGCATGGTTAAAAGAAAAAGGCAAACCTATTAGAGTTAAACTTATACCTTTTAAGGGAGAGAAAAAAGTAACATGACAAAATATTCAGTAGGAAAAGACGAAGTAGCTTTAGTCTTAAAGCCTTGTTCTTTTGATGGCAAGGGTAGATGGACAGGAGAGTTGAACACTGGTCTAGTTGTAGGTGAACTTAATATGCTAAGTACAGATGACACGTCATACTTAGTGCATTTAGCTACGATGATGGGTGCATTTTTAGAACTTGCACAGTACGATCAAGATCTATATAATTTGGTAGAAGAACATAGAAACGAATTAGTGGGTTATGAGAACGAAGAAGATACACCACTGTACGAAAAGGTTGAAGGTACAGATGGTAAAGTTCTTAAGCTTACTAGATATACAAAGACACAAGGAAGCGCATAATGGATACTATTGATACACTTACTATGAACGGACAGACTTTGTTTCCTGATTTAGATACAACAAGTTTTGATCCAGTAGATAAACCTGCACACTATAATTTAGACGGTGGGGTTGAGTGTATAGATTATATTAAACAAGTTTTAGGTAAAGAAGGTTTTGTTGCGTACTGTAGAGGCAACGTTATGAAGTATAATCACAGAGCAATGTACAAGAACGCAACACCTGTAGAGGATCTAAAGAAAGCACAACAATATTTAACTTGGGCTAATGAAACATTAAGGGAAATACACAAGTGAGTATTAAGAAAAAGTTTAGCGTCACGTTTCTACTAGAAGTAGATGAGGCATGTAATATATTATCAACTGTAGAGGACGCACATGAAGAGGATGTGCATGATTTAATACACAATACGTTTCACGACATAGACGATGTAAAAATAGAAAACTTAAACATAAGGGAGAGGACATGATTAACGCTAGCGACATCGAAGCATTTGAATACTACAATGAATTAGACAACTACAACATATTACCTACAGACTATCAGACATTTATATATAAGTCTAGATACTCTAAGTGGCTACCTGATAAAGGCAGAAGAGAAAACTGGAGTGAGACTGTCTCACGTTACATGAACAATGTCGTAAAAGATATGGTGAGTAAGGATGTTTTTAATGAGCTAGAACAAGCTATACTATCGTTAGAAATAATGCCAAGCATGAGAGCCATGATGACTGCAGGTCCTGCAGCAGACAGAGATAACACATGTATGTACAACTGTAGCTACGTAGCTGTAGACGATCCTAAAGCTTTTGATGAAATAATGCAGGTGCTTCTCTGTGGAACAGGTGCAGGGTTTAGTGTTGAAAGACAATACATAAACAAACTACCTGAAGTACCTGAATTGTTTGAAAGTGAAACAACAATAGTGGTACAAGACAGTAAAGAAGGTTGGGCTAAATCTTTTAGACAACTACTAGCTTTGCTGTGGGCAGGTGAGATACCTAAGTGGAACATGTCGAAGATCAGACCTGCAGGTGCTAGACTAAAAACATTTGGTGGTAGAGCCAGTGGACCTGCACCCCTAGTTGATCTGTTTAACTTTACTGTGC